ATGTCTGGGTTATGAGGTCAGCTCAGTATGACGAGTTCCCGATTGCAGCTTGGGTTCCATTAGACCATGTGACTTTGCCACCTTTAGTAGAGAAGTTCTTACGCAAAGAGAATGTCACACCAATAGCAATGTCACCGCATGGAGTTAGACAACTCACTGCTAAAGGTATTCAGTGTGAGTATGTGCCTCACGCGATTGATACCAAGGTTTACAAGCCAAGCTACAAGATTGGTAGTCACGACATAAATGAATACATGGGTCTAACAAAAGATAACTTTGTTGTCGGTGTTGTCGCTGCTAACAAAGCATCAGGTCTAGTACATCGCAAAGCCTATGGTGAGCTAATTCTTGCTTTTAGCATTTTTGCTAAAGACAAGCCTGACGCAGTTCTTTACTTGCACACTGACTCATTCGGTCAGTCAGGTGGCTGGAACTTGTTAAACATTCTTGCCTCACTCGGCGTAAAGAAAGAACAGGTAATCTTTCCAAACCCACAAGACTATCGATTCGGTTTGTCTCAGACTGACCTAGCGGCTCTTTATACGCGAATGGATGTAATGCTTGCACCTAGCTTGGGAGAAGGCTTCGGCGTTCCAACAGTAGAAGCTCAGGCTTGTGGAACTAGGGTAATCGGCTCTAATTGGGCAGCTACACCTGACCTAGTAAGCCCTGACTCCTGGCTAACTGAGGGCCAGCTAACTTGGGATGCTGGTCAAGATGCTTGGTGGATGACACCTAATGTTTCTAGCCTTGTAAACGCCCTAGAGGAATCTTACAAAGCTGAGCGTGGCACTTCACAGGTAGCTATTGACTTTGCTTCTCAGTTTGATGTCGAAAAGGTCTGGACAGAAAGCTGGATGCCACTACTAAGCAAGTTGCTGAAGTAATGCTTGTTGTAATCGGTTCATCGCCAGACAGACACCAGTGGTTAGCCGATTGCTCTGAATCCATCAATCGAGAACACATTGCCGTTGTCAATGAAGGCTATGAACTAGGCAAGATTCAGTGGGTAATGGAAAACACCAATGCCGATAGGTTCTTGTTTCTTCAAGATTCTTGGATAATCAAAGATGACCAATTCTGGACTTTACTAGATGGACTATCTGGTTCGGTTGCAATCACAGATGACCCCTATTACTACGGATGCTATGCAGGTGTCTATGAACGCTGGGTTATAGAGAAAATAGGCATGCCCACAATCACAGACAAAGCTGATTCAATCAGTAAAGAGATAACTTGGCATAAGCAATACTTTGAGACTGTCGGTGAAATGACTGTTATGTTTCCTGAGATTAGAGACAGCAACGCAATCACGCAGGTAGAGCGTCATGGTCGAGCAAATTTACTTTTGGAGAACAACTACATAGCTAAATACAAAGGAACTTGGAAATGATAGAAAACCTAATAGTTCCAGTTCTAAACAGGTATGACCTTTTACAAAGGATGCTAAATAGCGTTGATGTGCCAGTAGAGCATTTGCTAGTAATTGACAATGGACCAGGCGAAGACCTTTTCTTTAGCGACAAGTTTGCTAATGTGACAGTCCTAGCCATGCCAGCTAATCTAGGTGTTGCAGGCTCTTGGAACCTAGGTATCAAGTCCTTTCCGTACGCCCAGCGTTGGTTTATAGCTTCTAACGATGTTGTTTTTGAAACAGGTGCGCTAGAGAAGTTATCAGAAGCTCGCAGGGATGAAATAACCCTGACAGGCGATGCCCCACACTGGCAGGCTTTTGCTCTGGGTGATGAAGCAGTCAATGACATAGGACTTTTTGATGAGTCGCTTTTTCCTGCTTACTTTGAGGATAACGACTACACGAGACGAGCTGAGTTTGTAGGCGTAAACATTCGGTTGATAGACATAAAGCTAAGACACGACAATAGCTCGACCATCAAAGCTGGCTACATGGACAAAAACGCTAAAACCTTTGCAAACAACGACAGGCATTATCAGTCTAAGGTTGCCAATAATGATTACACCTCTGGTAGTTGGTCGTTAGACATAAGACGAAAGAACGGCTGGGAATGAATCCATTAGTTTATACAGGTGGCACTTTTGACCTTTTTCACGCTGGTCATGTTAGGTTCTTGCAACGCTGTGCCGAGTTGGGCGATGTTGTTGTGTCACTAAACACTGATGAGTTTATTGAGGAATACAAGGGCAAGCCACCAGTAATTAGCTTTAGCGATAGGCGTGAGGTAATTCGGTCTTGTCGCTTTGTGACCGATGTAATAACCAACTCAGGGAACACAGACAGCACTCAAGCAATCAATAGTGTTATGCCTGACATAATTGCAATAGGCTCGGATTGGGCCGTCAAAGATTACTACAAACAGATGAACTTTGACCAAGACTGGCTAGATGCCAGGGGCATTGCGCTTATTTACATCCCTTACACTCAGGGAATAAGCTCGACAGCCATCAAAGAGCGTATGCTTTTCAGGCGATAGAATAGGAACATTATGGCAATCACCAATGGCTACGCCACACTCGCAGAGGTCAAAGCCTCACTCAGAATACCTACCTCAGACACAATAGACGATGCTTTATTAGAAACAGCTATTGAATCTGCCTCTCGCATGATTGACGGCTACACAGCTAGAACTTTTTACAACGCAGGAACAGCAGTTAGAAACTTTGCTGCTACCGATGCAATCAACCTAATCATTGACGATGCTATCTCTGTTTCTCAGGTTGCTTCAACTGACGAGATTGGCGACACCTACACAATCTGGGAAGCCAACGACTTTCAACTTGAGCCTCTAAACAGTCGCTCTGACGGACTTTACATGCCATACACAGGAATTAGGGCAGTCAACACATACACTTGGCCTGTTGTTGACCAGCAAGCTCTTTGCCGTATTACTGGTGTATGGGGCTGGCCTTCGGTTCCTATTGCAATTAAGCAAGCAACAATCATTCAGTCATCTAGGCTTTTCAAGCGACTTGACTCGCCTTTAGGTGTGGCAGGATTTGGTGACATGGGAGCAATTCGCGTTGGTCGCTACCTAGACCCAGATGTTGAACAGCTTGCTATGCCGTTTAGAATTATGAGAAACTTCGGCTAATGAGCATTTCCCAGATTAGGACTGCTTTAGCTACAAACCTTGGCACTATCTCTGGTCTTAGAACAGCCGCAGAAATCCCTGACCTACCCAACCCGCCTATTGCCGTTGTCAGCCTAGATTCGGTCACATACGACCAGGCTTACGCGAAGGGCATGACGACTTACACTTTCACAGTTACTGTCATTGTTGGCAGGTCTGCTGAAAGAGAAGCTCAGCGCAAGCTCGATGGCTACATTTCTACTGGGGCAAATAGTATCAAAAATGCAGTAGAATCAGATAAGACTCTTGGTGGAAATGCCTACGACTGCCGAGTCGTGTCTATGAACTCAGTCGGTTCTGTGACAATAAGCGATACAACATACCTGGCTGCTGACTTCACTGTCACAGTCATAGCAAACTAGGAGAAATAAATTGGCTAAATTTTACGCACAAGACTACAAGGTCACAGTAGGAACCGCTGTTCTAAGCAGCTCGATTGCTTCTGTAACTCTTGACATCACCACAGACGAGGTAGAAACAACCGCTTTCGGTTCTTCATACCGCACTCGTATTGGTGGTCTAAAGGATGCATCTGTATCCCTCGACTTCCACCAGGACTTTGGAGCAGGCGCTGTTGACTCTCTACTATTCCCACTTATGGGAACCACAGTAGATGTCAAGATTGCACCTACCTCTGGAACTGTAACTGCAACTAACCCTGAGTACCGCTTCTCGGCTCTTGTTACCCAGTACCAGCCTTTCGCTGGCGCTGTTGGCGACTTGGCTACTCTTTCTGTAACTTGGCCTGTATCTGGCGAAGTTGTTAGAGGAACCGCACCAGCCGCATAGTTCTGCTAGGCTAATCGCATGAAACTAAACCTACAAATACAGTTCACCGATAAGCCAAACGAGTACAAGCAAGTTGTTTGCAGCCCATCAGACATGATTAAGCTGGAATCAAAGTTTGACATCTCGATTGCAAGTCTTGAATCAAACATCAAGATTACTCACTTGCTTTTCCTAGCTTGGGCAAGTGAAACAAGAACTAAAGCGACTACTGCATCATTTGAAGAATGGGTGGACACTGTTGAGTCCGTCAGTCCAGCAGATGAACAAAAAAAATAGTCGGGCTTGGTGACTCCTCTGCTCACTGGTACATTGCAACATTAGCTTGCGAAACTGGGATTAGTCCCAGAGAGCTAATGGAGCTAGACGACAGGATGCTGTGGACCATAGGCAGATACCTCGTCTATAAGACCCAGCACCAAGCACCTCGTATTTGAGAGGACATCCTTCGGGGTGTCCTCTCTTTTTTTGCTTCGGTAGAATAGACAAAGATAGGTGGTCTAAACATTGAAGCTTTACACAAGCCCTGGAAGTCAAATTCAAGTCAGGGCTACTGACTACAAATTAGTTATTAAAGAACTAAACAAGATTGACAAAAGCCTTGCTATGCAACTAAAGAAAGATTACAGAAAAATAGGTTCCATCGCGCAGGCATCTGTAAAAGGCGAGATTAAGTCAATTGGTAGAAATGGACCATTTGCTAATTCCAAAAGAAACGGAATGTTGCATGGTGGTAGAACTGGCTGGGGAACTAACTACGGCTCTACTGGTGGACCAATCGGCTCTGGTAAGCGATACCCTTACGACTCGGTTCTAATAGAAGCCTTTAACAGACCTAAAAAGGGACAGACAGGCATTGCCCGTTTGCGAGTCAGGTCTGCTGCCACTGTTCAAACAGACTTGGCCAAAAACTTTGGGGGAACAAGAAAGACTAGCCCTTACCCAATTCGGTTGTTTGGTGGACCTGTTGTTATGCGTCAGCACTCTACAACCTGGAAGGGCGTTGCTTACTTTATTCGCGGTCTTGGTCCAGTGGTCAAGAAAAGCAAAAAAGGTAAGTCAAGAAATGTCTATCCTGGTTTTGATAAAGCTCTGCCTCAAGTGCAAAAAGAAGCAAAGCTAGCGATTGAAAAAACTGTCAGAATAGTAAAGGCAAACATAGATAGGGCTTCCAAATGAGCAACATGTTCTTGAACATCGTCAGCGTCTTCAAGGGCGAGGGTGTAAGGGAAGCCAGCGGTGCAATAAGCAAGTTTCAAACTGGCCTAAAGCCCTTTAGCTCGTTGCTTGGTAAAGCGGCTGCTGGTTTAGCTGCCTTCGGTGTTACTGCTAAAACTATTGAATTTACACGAAACTCAATCGAATCTGCTCGTGACCTAGAGCGAAATCTATTTGGTATAGACAAGGTTTTTGGAACCCTTGGTCCACAAATGCAACAATTCAGCAAAGATGCTGTCGAAATGGGTCTAAGTCAATCTAAGGCAGCTAAGGCAACGACCTTTATTGGTTCGGTTCTAAAGCAATCTGGCTTTGAAATGGCCGATGTTGCAGTAGAAACAAAAAAGCTTATTTCCCTAGCTCAAGACCTTTCTACCTTGTATGGCTACGATGTCCAAGAAGCCTTGCTTGGTATGACAGCTTTGTTCCGAGGTGAGTACGACCCGATTGAGAAGTTCGGTGTCGCTATGAAGCAGAGCGAAATCAACAGCGAACTTGCTGCTAAAGGCTTGAACAACCTTGAGGGTGCGGCCAGGCGTAACGCCGAACAAACAATTCGGTTGGAGCTTTTGTACCAACGCTCCGCAGACGCAGTAGGCACTTTTGCCGAACAAAGCGGTACTCTTTATGTTGAACAGAAGAAGCTTGGTGCTACTTTTGAGAACTTTCAGGCAAGCTTAGGTGGCGCTGTCATACCAGCGGTTGCCGAGTTAAATACACTTTTTAGAGAGCTTCTTGAAGACATTACTCCAGGCATGCAGTCCGCATTTGAATTTCTTGCTCAGATTTTAAATGGCGTTGTAGGTCTTGTTAGTGAAGCGTTAGACCCAAACACTGAATTAGGTGAAAGCGTTGCTGCCTTAGGTATTCAGTTTGAATCCCTATTCAAAACAATCTTTGGTCAGGATGTCACAATAGCTGACTTCTTTGACGCGGCTGGTTTTGTTATACGCTCGGTTCTTGATGCCCTACACGACCTTACAAGGGTCATAGAAAACGTAATTATTTTCTTGCAGGTTATGGGCGAAGCCATGTACCTGTTGTTTACAGACATCGAGGCGTTTTTTGCCTTTGACCAGGGTGAGGAACTAAAGAGGCGACTTGACCTGAGAGATACCATTACCAACAATCAACTTGCTGTAAAGCAATACATTGCTGAGTGGGACAAGGTAAGAGAACTTGCCCTTGATGGTCACATTGAAGGAATTGCTCGGTCAGCAGATGGTTGGGAACGCGCTTTAAGGTCCAAAAACAATTACTTAAGAAGCTTCCTGACTGGTTCTCCAGATAGCATGGAGCGCCAGCTAAAAGCATTAGGTTTGGGCGGCACAGTATCTAGCGTTAAGTCAACAACCCCTACCCTTGCTCAAATAGCAACAGGCACAAGCTCAGCTTCAGGTGGGGCATCTGCTGTTGATAAGGCAGCAAAAGCAATAGCTGACGCACAAGAAAAAGCGGCAAAAGAACTTCAGGATGCTTTAGAAGAAGCGGCTAGAAAAGAAGAAGAAAGACTAAGAAAGCGCGAAGATGCTTACAAGTCCTTTGCTGATTCGGTCAAGTCAACCTTCGGCAGCATAAAGCAGTCAATTCTTTCGGCCTTTAGCTTGCCTGACCTTGGTAATTCGGTTAACTCAATTACAAGAAACATTCAAAAATTACTTTCCAAAACTAGGGATTTTGCCAACAACATTACAACTCTTTCTCAGCAGGGTCTAAATAATGATTTACTGCAACAAGTAATCGGTGCAGGGCCAATTCAAGGAGCTAAGCTTGCACAAGCTCTTGTGGGCGGCGGGCAAGGCTTCATTGGTCAACTTAACCAAGCATTTGGAGAGTTCGGTGGGCTTGCTGGTAGTATTGCTGGTGTTGGAACTAGAGGCGCTTTTGCTAACCAGCAAACAGTCAACAATTACAGCATTGAAGTTACTGGTGGACTTGCAACAGGGTCAGATGTCGGTAGGGCAGTTGTCAACGCAATCAAGGATTACGAACGCCAATCTGGTGCGGCTTGGAGAGCTTAGTTGTCAATAAAAGTAGAGTTTGGATTTGCCAAGCAAGGTGAGGGTGGTATCCCTCAATTCAACGACATTAGCGCGGATGTTATCAGTGTTGCTGTTAATAGAGGTAAAGACCCGCAGCAAGATACCTTCAACGCTGCATCTTGCTCAATCCAGCTAAACAACGATACTCGTAATTATGACCCAGACTACGGACCTAGCCCTTATCAAGGTCAGATAGTTCCTACTGGTCAGGTGAAAATTTACAAAGATGACCAGATTGTCTTTACGGGTCTTATTACCGACTGGAACTTTAGCTATACACCAACTGGTGAGTCTATTGCAGAAATTGTTGCCTCTGATGCTTTCTGGAATTTAAACAACCAGACGCTCACAGGCTACGAGCCTGTTGAACAACTAAGCAGTGCCAGAATCCTCAGCGTTCTAACTAGACCAGAGGTAGGCGGCACAGTTGTTTGGCCAACAAGCTCAAGACTTATCTCCCCTGGTGTTGCAACTATGGGTGACTACGCAGTCAATGATGGCACAAATGTCCTCAGTTACTTGCAAGAGGTAGAAAAGGCAGAGCCTGGCAGACTTTTTATTGACAAGCAAGGCCGCATAGTATTCCGAAGCCGAAACAACGACTTGCTAAACCCTGACTATGACTACACGCGCATAAACCTGTCATCTAACCCTTCATTTGAAAACAACCTGAATAACTGGTTTTACACAATCGGTGGACTAACTCGGTCAACAGCTCAGGCTTACATTGGAACCGCTAGTGGCTTGGTAGCTGCTGGTGGTGGAGCTGAGCATTACTTCTCAAGTGAAATCGGAGCTACATACACAGTTTCTCTTTATGCTAGGGCAAGTGCTGGAACTGTAACAGTTGATTTTGCTGGCCTTACATCAACCAATGGAAGCACCTATGCAGAGGTAAACAAGACCACAGGAACTGTTACAAATTCAGCATGGACAAGGGTAAGCACAACCTTTGACGCTGTAAGTGTTTACTCAGGTCTAAGGATTCTACAAACGCCAAGCTCTAACTCGGTTCACATAGATGCTATCTTGGTTGAGGCTACTCCAGTCCTAGATGCTTACTTTGATGGCGCTAATGCACCTGTTTACAACACAAGCGACCCTGAAGCACCTGATTACCAACCGCTAAGAATCTACGAGTCTTACGACCCTGAGTGGGTGCTTGGCTTGTGACCTTTGCAGTAGTACAAAACAGTGCTAACAACAACTTTAACTCGTTCAATGGTTTTAGGCCACCATACAAGATTGCTCAGCTTGTAACCTTCCCTAACATTGACGGCAGAGATGCCCCTGGTAAGACAGGTGCTGCCGCTAAGCCAGCTTTAGTTTCCATTGTTGGTCTAAAGGTAAATGGTCGTCAAACTTCATCTGCCACAACTCGCTTTGGTCTTTGGTCATCAACAGGAACCAACGGATATTTCTCTGATGTCTTTACTTTGTCAAGGCAAGACTCTGTTGCCACCATGACTACCAGAAACATCTCTGACAGACCTGTATTCTCAGGTACTCAGTATTGGGTAGGTTTTCACAAGTTAACAACAGCTCAGTATCTTTGGGGTGTTGCTGGTGGAACTCAAGAAATCAAGCAAGACAACGCTAATGCTGGTGATGCAACTAACTTTAACAACAGCGGGAATGTGTCAACTTCTGCTGGTTCGCTTATCTGGCAGCTTTACTACGATGTGCTACCGACTGCACCTCAGTCAGCAAGTGCTTCGGTATCTGGCACAAACATTACCTTTAGCTGGTCAGCACCCGCATCTAATGGTGGTCGAGCTGTAACTGGATACCGAGTACAAAGGTCAACCGACAACCAAAACTTTTCAACCATTGTTGAAACAGGCTCTACTTCAATTACTGACTCTGGACTAGCCCCAGGTGTTACTTACTACTACCGAGTAGCTGCTATCAACGCTGTGGCAACAGCTCATGGTGCTGACTACTCAGGACCTTACTCAAACACAGGTGCTGCTATTACACCGCTACCTGTCCCAGACCCAGAGCCAGAACCAGAACCACCAACACCACCCGTTGAGATTCCAGCAGTACCAGGCAACGCACTATCTATCCTCACAGTTACAGTTGCTAACCCCAACCCTGTTGCTGTTGTATTTAGCGACTTTGGACCTGGTATTCGGTTTACGCAGATTGGTGTTCAATACGGAGCTGAGTATCTCTATAACAAGATTGAGGCAACCACTCAAGATGCTTTTGCTGAAACTCAAGTGGTTGAAGCCAATAGCTCAAAGAACCTTTATGGTGTAAGAACTTACTCAATCTCTAACCTTTTGAACGCTACTGATGATGGTGCTTTAGAGGTTGCTAAGGACTACCTGAGCTACTTCTATCAGCCAGAGCTTAGGGTTGAGTCCGTCACTGTTGACCTCAGCAACCTGACTATCGAGCAAAGGCTAGAGGTCTTGGCCCTTGAGATTGACTCGTACATCAGCATCAGCTTTACTCCTAACGGCGTGGGCGACCCTAAGCTTGCCAATGGTCTAGTGACTGGTATTTCACACCGAATCAGCCTTACGAGCCATGAGATAGAATTTAGACTAAGAACCGAAAGAAACCTGTTCGTCCTAAATAGCGACAGCAAGGGTATTTTGAATGTCAACAACTTAGGATTTTAGAAAGTAGCCATGCCAAGAAAAGTATTTGAGTCTTTTACAAGACTAGATGCCGCAGATGTGAACACCTATCTGTCAAACGAAACTACCTT